CGGACGTAGTGGACGCTAACCGCATGGAGCGCGGCGACTACTACAAAAAGCCTACGGCGTATTGGTTTTGGAACTGTACACCGACACACGGATTTAGTTATCAGAACGACAAAGAACAAAAGTGGTTTATGAAATCACGCGGCGCGCCACACGCCGGGCTTTGTAGCGAAGAGCGCTCAATGATTAGCAGCGACTACGCGAGAAACTTTATTTGTGATTTTATCCTCGGGAAATATCAGCCCGAGATTAGCGGCGAGTCATTATTCGGCAACGAGTATATGAGCGAACTCGCCGGGGGTACGGCATGACCGAGGCAGAGAAAGCGCAGCGACGCTACGCGCTGGCAATAAGCGGCGGGGTTTGCGAGGTTTGCGGGGCTCCATTAAACGACGGGCAGCCGCAGGGCGCGCACCGCATAGGCAACACGCAGGCAAACCGCACGAAATACGGCGCGCTTGTAATCGACCACCCGCTTAATATCGGCTATACGTGCTCGCTTAAATGCAACGCGGCGCTAGATATAAGCGGCAATCCGGGCGAATGTATAAAGCTAATTAAAAAGATTTACGCGCGGGAGGCGCTGCGATACGAGGGAAAAAATGAAAAGTAAGGCTTATTTCCAGTATTACGAGACATTCGAGACAATACTGGAAAAAATTAAAGACGAGGCAGCACGCGACCACCTGCGGCGGCTCATAATAAACTACGGGCTTTACGGCACAGAGCCTGGCAATTTGTCAGAGATTGAGGACTTAGCCTGGACAATCTGCCGCGAGCTCATAGACCAGCAGCAGCACCGGCGGGAAGTCAACACGGAAAACGCAAGCGGGCCGAGGAAGAAGCCGACCGCGCCACGAATGAAAAAGCCGACCGTTGAGGAGATAGCGGCCTATTGCAAGGCAAAGGGCTACCACATCAACGCAGAGCACTTCTACAGCTATTACGAGGCGAACGGCTGGAAAGTGGGCCGTAACGCAATGAAAAGCTGGCAGGCCACCTGCGCAAACTGGGCGACACGCGACAAAGCAAACGGCACGGTGTGGCAGACAGCCGACAGCGAGACGGCCGAATATGAGGGTATTTTATAAAATGGACTACTTCAAAAAATATCTTAATGTGTTAGACGGACTAACCCCCGCAGAGCTCCAGGCACGCGACGACGAAATCGAAAAGCGCGAGCGCGAACAGGCAGAAGCCGACAAGGCCGAACGCTACCGCAAGAGCGGAGTCCCGGAGCGATACTGGGCCGAGAGCCTGGCAACCTACACCACCGGCAGCAAGGAACGGGCGGAGGCAAAGGCAGCCGCAGAAAAGTTTTTTCAGGCTATTAAATGCGGAGCGTTTAGAACGCTGGCCTTTATTGGTGGCGCGGGCACGGGCAAGACGCACTTAGCGTGCGCAATCGTCCGGGAGTACGGCGGACTATACAGAACGGCGCCCGACCTCGTAGAAGAACTGCGGCGGGCTAAATCGTTCACGGCAGCCGACACAGAGGCGGCAATCGTTCAGAACTACGGACATGCAAGGCTGCTAGTTGTAGACGAAATCGGGCGCGGAATAAACGCCGCCGACGAGAAATATATGCTGTATCAGATAATTAATGCGCGCTATAACACGCGGCGGCCTACAGTTTTAATCAGCAACTTTAAAAAAGCGGAGTTCCTGCAATATATCGGGATAGCTGCGGCTGACCGGCTCGTAGAATCGGGCGAAATCCGGGAATTGACCGGCGAGAGCTACCGCAAGGAGCTGCGAAAATGAGGCACTACGAACACCCGGCGAACGACCGCGAGGAGCTGTTTAATTTACAGTATGACTTCAAGCACGGGAACCAGGCGGCACTCGGTGAAATGTATACAAGACTTTATGAAATTGCCTACAAGACGATTAACCGAATAAGCCAGGAGTGCGCGGAGGTGCGGGGGTTGGCTCTACAGGAGAGGCAGCAAAAAGCACACGACGCGGCCACCTACATAATCGAGCAGTACCTGAAGCGCCCGGAGTTCGAGATCAAGGACAGTATCACGGGGTACTTATTCCGGCGCGTACAGCGGGAGCTGTTCTTTGCAAGGAAGTGCGACAAAATGCTCGTTTTTACCGGCGAGCTTACAGAGCGCCCGGTAAAGGAGACGGCCTACCGCTACATAGTGACCAACACGGCCACGGGTGAGCGGCGGGCATATAACAGCGTAAACGAGATATATTTAAACCCGGTTTTCAAATGGCTTAAAAAAAAGCGCCTGGCAGAATGCGTCCAGAGCGGCAAGACCTGGAAGACCTACCGGTTTGATGTGCTCGAAATTGCGAATTAAAGCGAGGGGGATAAATGCAAAATTACGAAATCGGCCAAAAACCCGCACAGAGCCGCGAGTTTACGACGGCACAGACCGCCGCCGCGCTGGGAATCAGTGAGCCTACGGTTTACAGCATAGTAAAGGCGTTAAATCTGCCGTACGACATCAGGCAACAGGGACGCGGGCCGCACAGGGTGGCTCTGTTTTCTTATGAGGTGATAAAAGAGATTGAGCTTTACACCAAAGCCAAAAGCAAAAAACAGATGATTAAAAATTATACAGGAATGAAATTAAAGGCGGAGGAACACCCGCTCGTTACGGACGAGCGCTGGCTTAATATCAACAACTGGCCGGAGGTGGTGCCGTCAATTTTAAGGGGGATTGAATAATGGCAGAGTACGACGCAGCCTACAGGAGAAACCAGTACCTCAGACACAGGGAGAGGATCCTGGCGAAACAGAAAGAATACGACGACGCACACCGGGCGCAGATAAGTGCCAGGGCGCGTGCGAGGTACCGCGCTAAATGCGGGCTGCCTCCTCAGGAGGAAAAGTGCGAGCGGTAATTATTACAATCAACCTGGCAATTTTAGCGCTTGCCGGGTTTATGACGGCGGCGTGTATTCACGACAACGTAATCACGCGCGAGAGCGTCCAGCGTGTCGAGGAGGCGCAGCTACAGCAGGCGGCGCAGATCCGACAGCTGCAGACAGACGGCGAAATATTAACCCGGTTATTAACGACGGGCGAATACGAATAAAAAACAAGAGGTGCGGAAAATGAAAATCAATGAACTAGAAATTTGTTTGCTCGACCAAATCGAGAAACTAAACGACGACAGCCTGGCAGAGGATCCAGACAAGGCCCGGCTGATGATTGAGAAGTCAAAGGCTATGAGCGACCTAGCGGGCAAAATAAACGAGCTCAACCGGCTGAAATTAGACATCTACCGGGAGGCCAACGAAAACGGCGGGATTTACGAAAAACTGCTGGGGATTGAGAGCTAATGAAACACTTTAGAAAAATATGGGACGACGAGAAAAACGCGTTTATTAAATCGACAAAGGGAATGGCACCCGGCGACGCGTACGCCGCTTTTTTAGAAAAGTTCCCGGGTGCTGATGTAACGCGCACGGCTTTTTGCAACCAGCGCTCAAGACTGGGCGCGGCCGGAGTTTGCACAAACGCGAAAACATCAAGAAAGCCGCGGCCGTTGTACTCGGAGCAGGTGAAAAAAGGCTATGTTAGAATAAAAATAGCGCAGCCGAATGTGTGGATAAGCAAGGCTCAATTTGTCTACCAAAACGCCCACCCGGAGGAAGATTTCAGCGAGTGCTCTAACTACATCTTCCTCGACGGTGACACGCGGAACTTTGAGCCGGACAATATCGCGAGGGTGCCGTTGTCGCTTATGGGGATATTCTGCCAAATGGGCGGCCAGGTAGAGGGCGACGCGGAGGCAACGCGCCTCCGGTTAGCTCAGGCAAAGCTCAAGAAGACCCAGCTAGACCTGGGCGAGAAAATTGGCGAGGTAGTAAAGCACGGGCACTCGCGGAAGTTTCGCGACGAGCTGAACGCGTACGCCCGGCAGTACAGCAAGCGCGTTAGTGATGACCCGGAGCGCCGGCGGAAGAGAAGCAAGCGACAGTGGGAATACGAAAAAAGACGACAAGCGACCGACCCGGAGTATTGCGAACGGCTGCGCAGGTATCGTAGAGAATGGGCACGAGCTCACAAGAGGGGGAAGAAATGACAAAAGAAGCACTTGAGAAAGAAGCAGATTTTGCAGAAACAAAAATGCTAGTTGAGTGTCATAGCGATTATACGAAAAAGAAAAGTTATATTTTACGTGGAGAATGTATGAAAGACTGGAACGGAAACAGCAAAGCGGTATATGTGACAAACGGCGACAGCAGCTACAGCACACACGAACGGGAAACACGCGACTACTACGCGACAGACCCGCGAGCGGTAGAAGCATTATTAAAGCGGGAAAAGTTCAACCGCTATATTTTAGAGCCAGCCTGCGGGGGGGGCATATTTCAGAAGTATTAAAAGCGCATGACTACGACGTAACTTGCGCCGACATCATAGAACGCGACTACGACGGGCAAGAATACACCGCCGACTTTTTACGCGATAACTTGGGGTGGTGCGGCGACATCATCACAAACCCGCCATATAAATACGCTGCTGAGTTTGTCGAGCACGCGCTGGAGATAATACCGGAGGGCCATAAAGTCGCTATGTTTCTAAAGCTCACATTTTTAGAGGGAGAGAAACGCCGGGCGCTATTCCAGCAAAACCCGCCCCGCAAAATCTACGTATTTACAAAACGCATAAACTGCGCATTAAACGGCGAGGAAAAGTTTTTTAATGCGAGTTCGGCGGTTTGCTATGCGTGGTTCGTATGGAAAAAAGGCAGCAGGACAAAGCCGGAGGTAGACTGGATTTAATAAACGGGCGGATAAAAGCGGGTAAGGTGCAGTTATCCGCCTTTTTTTAGCGGAAAAAATGACTATAAGAGCATAAAGGAGCGCAAATGTTAGTAATAAATTGCACCGGCGCGGATAGAATCAACCTGGACGAATTAACAGAGTTCCAGGGCGGATTGAAAGAGCGCAGCGCCGCCGACATTGACAAGATAATTAAAAGCATTAAAAAACACGGTTTTTCTTTCCCTTTTTTCGTATGGCAGCACGACGGCGTAAACCATGTGCTAGACGGCCACGGCAGAATCTCAGCCTTGAAGAAGCTGCAAAGAGAGGGCGAAGAAATCCCCCCGCTACCGTGCGACTATATCGAGGCGGAAAACGAGGCAGAGGCAAAAGAAAAACTCCTGAAACTAAACAGCCAATACGGCCGCATGACAGCCGACAGCGTGGCACAGTTTTTAGACGGGCTTGAAATAGAGCTCGACGACCTGGCACTGCCGGAGGGCGTGCTCGACTTGTCGGGAATAGCCGCACCCGAGGAAGAAACCGAGGGCGACGACGACGCGCCCGACGTAGACGAGGACGGCGAGCCGGACAGCCAGCCGGGCGAAATGTACGAACTCGGCAATAGTATTTTATTGTGTGGCGACTCCACAAACCCCGAGGACGTGGCGCGCATACTCGGCGGACTGAAAGCCGACCTCGTATTCACAGACCCGCCCTACGGCATGAAAAAAGAGAGCGACGGCGTAGCAAACGACAACCTTAACTACGACGATTTACTCGAGTTTAATAAAAAGTGGCTCGCGCTCGCGTTTGAACATCTGAAAGAAAACGGCTCGCTTTATTGCTGGGGCATAGACGAGCCGCTCATGGATATTTACAACTACATCTTAAAACCGAAAGCCCGCGCGGGCGAGATAACTTTCCGAAATCTCATAACATGGGACAAGGGCAACGGACAAGGGCAGAACTCCGAGGAATACAGAATGTACGCAATTGCCGACGAAAAATGTTTATTTATTATGAACGGCGTACAAGGTTTTAACACAAACGCGGACAACTATTTCGAGGGCTGGGAGCCTATACGCGATTACTTGCTTAAAAGCCGGCAGGCTATGGGCTGGGACGTCCCGACAATGAAACGAATAGTCGGACATTCAGATTTAAGCCGCGACCATTGGACGGGCAAAAGTCAATTTAATTTACCGACCCGCGAAGTATACGACAAATTAAAAGCAGAGGCAGAAAAACAACGCCAAGAGCGCGGAATAGATAACGACGCATTTAAGCGCGAATATGACGACATTAAGCGCGAATATGACGACATTAAGCGCGAATGGTACAGCACCCGCGCATATTTCAACAACACATGGGACAACATGAACAACGTGTGGCACTTCGCGAAAACCTCGGGCGCGGAACGTGAAAGCGCAGGCGGACACGCGACACCGAAACCCGTAGCACTTTGCGAGCGCGCAATAAAGAGCAGCAGCCGCGAGCGTGAAACCGTTCTCGACTTTTTCGGCGGCTCAGGCTCGACATTGATTGCCGCAGAGAAAAACAACCGCAAGGCGTTATTGATTGAACTTGAGCCGAAATGGTGTGATGTTATCCGCAAGCGCTGGACTAAGTGGGCGCGGGAAAACGGGCGCAAAGTCGGCTCGGGCGGGCTCGATTAAATTTGATAACTCGGAAAGAGTGAGGGGCGAAAATGGGACGAAAAAAACTAATAAAAGAAAAGCAGCTACTCAAGGCAATCGTAGACAGCCGCGGCTTTAAATCAGTTATAGCTGAACGACTCGGCGTAACATGGAACACGGTAGACAAGGCAATAAACGAGAGCGAGGCCGCACAAATCGCAATTAAGGCCGAGGAAGAAAAGACACTCGACTTCGTAGAGGGCAAGGCAATTCAGCGCATTAAAGCGGACGACGGCGCAATGATACGCTTTTATCTTGCGACCAAAGGAAAGCGGCGCGGCTTTACATACGACGACACAACGGCAACGGCAGAGGCAGCGCTTAGCGATACCGAGGTTAATATCAGCGTAAACGGCGGCGAGCCGGAGCCGGTGGAGGCGCAGGAATGAAAAAAAAATACAGAGATTGCACTTTACGCGAAATGGCCCAGCGCTTGAGAATATCCGCCGGCGAATTGAGTTACATAGAGCGCGGCCTGAGAGGCTGCGGAATAGAGATATTTAGACGCATGGAAAATAGCGGCTATACAAACGACTTTCTTAAACGCTTTGAAATAACAACCGTAAAACTAAAGGCGGACGAATGAACATAGACAGCCGCGAATTATGGGCGCCCGTTTACAACCGCGCTTTTAATGACATTATGAGCGACGCACACGAGCACGAGCGCTGGACTTTTCCGGGCGGCCGCGCGAGCTGCAAATCCTCGTTTATCTCGCTTTGTGTCGTGCTGCTTATCGTTATGTTTCCACGCTATAACGCCGTAATCGTGCGCAAGTACGCAAAGACAATGCGACAAAGCGTGTGGGAACAAATCGTGTGGGCTATCAAGGCGCTACACTTGCCTATCGTGA